CGTGAGTTGGCCGAGGAGTTCATTTCCAATTGCTTCGTCCGTGGCTACAATGACACCCTCCGCGTGGCATATGAGAGAGACCCGGTGACGCTCAATGTCACCGATTACATGGCCTGGCTTGCTAACAAGGATGGCCGATACAGGTCCGCACTTGAGGCTGAGTGTCCGGCCGAGCTTGTTGAACTTGAGTTGGATAGGTTCGACACGATAATAAAAAAACGCGTAAAACCCAAGTTAAGTGTGATGGCGCAGCACGAACTCAGTCAACCCCAAGTCATTGTAAGTATGTCCAAGAAGGATACGGCACCGTTTACCAGCGTTCACAGGCGCATATTTGAGCGGCTGGATTCGGCGCTTAGGCCGGAGTTTAAGAGTGCTGGCAGATCGTCCGACGATGAAATATCGCAGTGGATGACTGAGTTCTTTCCTCAACTTACTGCCCTTGAAGCGTTGGAGCTAGATTCTGGAAAATATGACAAGTCACAGAATCTCTTGGCCAGGTTGATCGAGTCCTTTGTCTTGGAGGCTCTTGGCTTGGACCCGGGCGTCAACGAGATCTATAGGGACTCCTATGTGGGAAAGGTTTCCAGCCGGGCGCTTGGCATAGCATTCATGTCGATCTATCAGATGAAGTCTGGTGCTCCCGACACTATGCTTGGCAACTTGATTTACAATATGGTGTCTGCTTGTAGGTGCGTAGGTTATGAGAACATATCGTTTATGATTGCTAAAGGGGACGACAATGTCCTTTGGTTGAGAGCTGCTATTAGGGGTTCCATAGCAGTCTCGAAGATGTCACATCTGTTCAATCTGGAAGCGAAGCTCGTCGCCGGTTCCGTGGTGTACTTCAGCTCTGGGTATCTGTTGTTTTTTGATGGTCGGGGTTACTTTGTGCCGGATCCGCTGAAGCTGCTGGAAATCCAGGGAGAGGGAGGGGTGTCGGTTGACACGCTGTCTTCACAGTTTCAGTCCTTTAAGGATCGTAGTCGTTCGTATACGAAGCACCACCACCTGCCCAGGGTTCTGGAGTTGGCGGTGCGCGCTCGTCATTCGAACCCCGACATACCAGTCGTGTCACTTGTTGACGCGTTCCTGGCGGTGGCGGAGGACGAGTCGTTGTACAGGTTCGTTAAAACCGGTATCCGTAGTTCATAATATTCCAACTGTTGGCTGTCTCCATGTTTTGGCGTGTAGTTGGGTGGTCACCCATTTTGTC